TACCCTAAACTGTGCTGATGCACATAAGCAAGATAATGCGATTACTGTCGTTAAAATTGTTTTTTTCATTTTTTATCTATTTTTAATTATTAAGTTAATTTTCTCACCTCCCAAATTTATAACTTCTTTCATCAATAAATCCATAGCCAATGTGGAGTTATTAACACGGTCTTGTTCACGAGTTAGACCGACTAATATGCACCCCCTAGTGTCTTTTGCCGTATTTCCTCGATGAAATAGTATATATTTTCTGTCTGGAACTTTTTGTACTAAAAGATGTAAATAATCTCTAGTAGCACTTTGTCTTGCAGTTCTTAGTCTGACTTTGTATTCACCTTCAGGAATACAAGATATATTTTTTTGATTGTTTAAATAAGGATTTTCTAATGTATCACACATTAGTTCTCCATTTAGGTAGAGCTTACCTAATGTGGATTCGTCCGTAAATGTATCTCTAATTAATAAGAGATTAATTTTAAAGTCCAAATTAGGCAGAATAGATTGCGTAAATCTTACACCCCTTAACCTCTTGCACAAATTCCTTACGAACTTTAACAGGGTTTTCATCTTTCTTTTTATAACGTGGATTGGAACTATTTAGTTTTCTTTTTTTTGGCATATTTACTATCATAATTTATGAATTTATAAATCGTAAAACATATCGCTAATCCTAGTGAAATCATTGTTAAATATTCATTTGCTTCAACTAAGGATATTCCTATTGCACTACCGTTTGCTAGTGCTACTTGTGCTGTGTCTTGTATTTCTTTCATTTTTTTTTGGCTTACTTTTTAAGTATGTCTTTAGTTTAGTTAAGTTAATATCTTTTACTTTATAGTGTTTCTTCATTATGTCAAATCAGCAGTTAAAAAATCTCTCAATGTTAATTTGCTTCCTTTTTGTGCAGGTCTTTCAAGGTTCATTCCTGCGTAATAGTTATCACTTGAAGGACTGACATCCGCACCCGTATTTGTCGAAAATTCTGGAAAGTCTGAAGTATTATTTCTTATATAATCTATAAGTCGTTCTCTATAATATTCTCCTGTATTCATAACTTCTGATCTAAGGTGCTGTGCTTCTTCCGTACTTAAAGCATTTCCCGTTTCTGATGTCTTACTGTAGATGTTTCCGTTTTCCACTTTAAAACGAAGAAAAGGGATACATAAATGAAATGCATAGTTTGGCAAACAATCGCCAATGTAAGTATTTACTAAAGTTGCATAAGCTTCATTACCTGCATCATTAAGTGTATTTGCTATAATCATGACTTTAATAGCTTCAGTTAAATCTGTACCAAGTGCAGTTTCAATATATAGCTTCTGCGCTTGTTTTACAAATGGGAGTAAGAATTCGACATCGACATTCATGTTTATTGCCGTGGAATCTTTGAGCTTATCTTCACTGACGAAGAGGACGTATTGTGCCATAATTATCTAGGGTTTAAATATCCGTTATTTTTCATTCTTTGTGGTGGTCTTGCTACTAAATTATCATTCTTCTTAGCGGTAAAGCCTTCTGATAATGCTTTAGTATATCCTATCATTGTGTCATCATTAATATTTCCTTCATAATATACAGATGCATCATCAGCTGCCTTTGCACGATACACCTGACGCAACCAGAAATGTCGGCACTCAGGTCCACCTTTATAAAACCATATGGAATACGTAGATGCACCACGAGGACCGAATCCTGCATTTACAGCCATCTTTCCCATTCTAACGACATCTTCTTTACGATATACTTTTTTAGCTGACATCATTAATCTGCAAAAATCTCTGCTTGTACCTGATTTGTTTATTAAAAAATTATCAGTAGTATAAACATATCTCACTTTATAGAAAAATGTTCCTGATTTATTTAATCCATCTTGTTCACTTCTTGCATCAGGATTAGCCCTACCTGTTGATGCTAATTCTAATTTATCACCTTTTATATTATTTAATTCAGCTTCAAAATCAAAATCTTGGTGTTCACCATCAACAACTTCTTCATTAATTAATTCCCAATCTTCAGGTATATCTTCTAATGTTTCTAAATAGGTTTCTAATTCAGTTTTTTCTACTTTACTAAAATCTTCTCTAACTTCTACTTCTTCATTCAATGGTGCTAATCCTAATTCCTCACGTATTTCGTCTTGTGTCATTACCGCTTTAAGGTCTTGACTAGTAAAGTCTAATGTAATAGGTTTAAGCTGTACAAAACTAATAGGCATATCCATATTATTAACGCTAAATATCTTTCTTAAAGTTTTGATGATATGATTCTGGTACGGCATACAAACCGTATTGAGATAGTAATTTCCTGCTGCATTCAGCTCGTCTACATTCGATCCCAATCCTGTATCATTCTTAATTCCCATTAACATCGGACTCGTCACACGATGAGCGGTTAAAATATTTTGAACCAGTAGCTCTTGAAGTGCCAAAAATTGTTTATCGAGATCGCTTGGTTGTATAGCTGTTATCTGTGGTGTTCTAGTCTGGTCATCGCTGAAAGTTAAAATAAATTTCCCCGCGTTTTGGCTGCCGCCGAATTTAGATGCTAAGCTATTTTCTATTTCCATTCTCTCCTCACGAGTCGGAACGCCATTAGCGAAGGAAAATACATACGATCCACTAAAGCCCGAATTGATGTTGTTGAGATGGAACTCTGCCACTTTCTGATCGATTAAACTCCAATTATTTCCAGCCAAATAATCAGGAGTATGGTACGCTGACATATTAGGAGAATAAAGTCCTGTATAAAGTATCTGATTAGCACTTGTTCTATCATGAATATCAAAAGCTGACACTCTGTAAGGTTTATTTTGTCTAGTATTACTCCAATCTGCTGAAACATAATAACCACGCACTTTTCCCATTTCATCTGCTCTTTCTACACGAATTTTCTCCATCGGTATGTGATAAATTTCACTTATGTGAGTCCGATCCTGTGACCACACTAAATTCAGAGCGAACCCGCCTTGTAACTTAAAGTCAAAAGATATCTTTTTTACTACTTCTATTAAACTTTCTTGACTATTAGCATTAGCCATAAACTTCTTGAGTTTAACTATTGCATCTAAATTTCTTTCATCTTCATCATCTATTATTAAATCCTCACCTGCTATCATTTCACTCGTTGCATTGATAATCGCTGCATTTGTAGAACTGTTATAATAAAGGTCTACAAGAAACTGTGGATAGAGGTTTCGCCACTCATCTGTGCCGTATTCTACGTAGTCTTTTGCACGAGATTCATGCACTATTGGTGCAGTTGAAGCACCCAAATCTATACTTAATATTCTATCTTTCATTATGTTAAATATTCATAAAGGCTTTTTCTGTTAGCAGCAGTTAATGCTCTACCCTTATATATTAATATGTTTTTTAAATAACCTTGTAATTGATTAGTATCATCTGCTGCACTTGCTATGTTATTAATAGTAAAAGCATCTGCATCTGTTAAAGCTGTAGAACCCCATGCTTTATCACTATAACCACCACCATTTACATATAGTCTTAAATCTCCTGTAGCTCCATTCTCTCTTGTAAAGATAACAGTATAATAAGTATCAACNGCAATAGTATCTGATGCTTCTGTAAAGTTNTTATTTCCTGCACCACCAANCTTACATCTAAATCCATCAGCAGCATTAATNCTAAAGAAATTAGAACTGTCTGATCCATATATAGCTTTCTGTGCAACACTCGTAAACATTACTTCTGTTACAATACTAAAATCTTGATTTGCTGAAATAGACATAGCACTACTCATATCCATATACTTATTACCATTAAAATAAGGAACATAAGAATAAGCTGAAGAATATCTATTCCATTCAGGCTTGTCTGCTGATGTTGTTTGTACTGCATTATAAGAAGTTCCTGAGTCAGATACATCCTCCCAAATATTTATCATGTCATCCGCTTCCATTGTATTAGCATTTGTAGAATGTGCAGGGTCTAATTCCCCACCTGCATTTTCATCTGCTTCAATATTAGTATTGAATTTTAGCCACATTTCCAGATTAGAAATATCTGAAGGCATAAATCCTGTGGTTTCCTTTTGAGAAACCAAACTCATTGCTTGTTTAAGTGCTAACATTAGAGTACATCTTCATAATAACACAACCCTACACCACTCGTTAAAGTTATTGCGGTAATCTGAAGAAATATCGTCGTTCCCGCAGGCATTGTAGTATGAAGGTTTGCTATTGCTGAACCTGCTGCTGTTGTAGTATTGGATGCAGCTATTGAAGCTATAACACTTTCAACAGGGAAGTGTACTGCGTAATATTTTTTCCCTGACATTGCAGTTGTTGCTATAACATCACATCTGTTTTTCCCCATTTGTTCTGTTAGAAGTTGTTGTACATTTTCTATTGCCATAATTTTTTAATTTTTATTGTCCGTAATATATATAATTTGTAGAAGTCGGTTGTTCATATTGAGTGTATTCAACCTCTCCTGCTCCTGATCCTGATGCTACATAAAGTTTACCTTCATTTACAGAGGCTACTCCTGTAGCTGATAATCCTTGCACAACACCATTTGTATTAGCTACAGGTAAGACTTGTGTTTCTGTTGCAGGTGCAAAGTCGCTAGTTAGTGCAGGTGTTCCTATCCAACTTACTTCATATATCTCGTAAGCCCAATATCCATTAGGAACTAAATCCACAGCACCTGTAAACACATCTTCTGTTGTATTATGTACTAATTGCATTTTAGTATATCTAAACGCAATAGTTTGACTTTGTCCATATCCATAATGAATAGCTCCTGACATATCATTAGTTAATTTAAACAAGAATCGTATATTAGATGATTTAACACTTGTATCAATTCGGTTGCCTTCTGTTGATACATAAAATACATACGGAGTAGTTGTGTAAGTTACTTGTAGCATATATATATATAGAAAAAGCGTTAATTTATTTGCAATATAAAGAAAAAGGTGGCTTTTACACCACCCTAATCAAGAAAATATGAAAAACACTAATTAGTTGAAGTATTTTTATACTATCACTATTGAATTAATATCAAATGCTGTATTATCGAATGGTATTGTTTGATAATCTGCTACAGTAGACATTGGATCTTCCTCCATGCCGTCAAATGTCCAAGAGTAACCATTATGATCCCCGAAGGCACCGCCGCTTACATCTGTACCTGAATTTAATCTCATTCCATTTCTAACACCGAGTCCTACTATTACATCATGTGTACTGGTTGCTGATACTTTTTGATTTAACTGGGCAAATATAATTACTTTGCTACTTGCTAATAATTTTACTTGGTTCTGATCCGCTTTAGAAAGAGAATTTAGTTTTATTGTAATTTGTGGAGTGTAGTAAATCGTACCATTTTCCGTTGATCCTACAATCGTTTCTGTAAGACTTGATTCTCCACGAGGTAATGCATAACGATATAAGTCGCCTGTTGCGTCACCCATTTCAATATCTGTAATTTCACCTGATGCTACTACAATTCCTGTTCCATAAACTTCACCTGTTGCTGTTGCTTTATCAAATTCATCATAAACACCAAAGTACACGTATTTTATTCCTCCTGCCGATCTATTACACGGTAATCCTCGACCCTTTGTTAATGCTGTACATGCCATTGTTTATTTGTTTTTAAAGGTTAAAAACAGAGGGTATATTTCAACCCTCTATTTTGTATTATTAATCTTGAAGAACTATATCAGCTCCTACTCCTGTTTGAACTGCACCTGAATATCTAGCTACACATCTCAAATTGTCACTTCCATCGAGAGCAGCCATGTCCATGATAGTAATTCTCGGTCCTGTTCCTGTTACTCCAAAGTCCGAAACAAGGTCTGTTCCCCAATATAAATTAGATTTTTGAGCTGCTACCATTACATTGTCGTTTAAGCCAGGACAAACTGCAATTTTGTAGCCTTCAAATACAGGCTCATAATCACCATTCATATTGTAAGCATTCACATATCCTAATGTAGATACTGCTGAAATATAGAAAGCATAAGTCTTATTATTCATATAAATGTGTAAATCTTCTTTACCTAAGATTGCAGGTATATTTCCTGCCATGTCTGATGTTAAAGTCTGTAAGTTTGCTATAATGTTAGCTGCTGTATAAGCACCTGAAGCTGTTGATTGGATCACAGTTGCATCAACACCTGGTAATAATAAACCAACTACTGCTGCTGTGAAACCTGCTTTTAATTCTCCATTACCATCATCTCCTTGCCATATATCAGTTTCTACTTGGTCAGCAATAATTCCCCCCATATATGAAATTACATAATCTTCAAAAGAAGGTGGTGGATTACCATAAGCACCTGACATCTCAAGAGATTCCCAACTGCTCACTAAATTTTGCTTACACAAATCAATATTGATCTGTAATGGCTTTACTTCAAGCACCTTCTCAGTCATTGTGAGAGTTCCATAATCAGTAAAGTCGCATTCTGCGTTCCTTACCATATTTGCGTTTGCCATTGATTGAATGTTAGACTTATACCGCACATTATTTATTTGCGTTAAGTAGTCTAAACTTTTCGCTTCTTTTAAAGCGGCGGCGATATAAAATCCTGCTGCCTTCCCTGCGAAATTTGATGTTACACTAAATGCCATAATTTTTTATTTTTTAAGTTATTATTTATTTAAGTTATACAAGAATCTTTCTTGCCTAGATAACTTATTGTATTGTTTTTTAGTTAGTTCAGGTCTTTCCGAACTAAATTTATTCGTATTAATCGGAGCATCAGCAGGACTTTCTGCTAGTTCCGTTTTAAGTTTTTCATTTTCAGCTTTTAATTCTTCAATTGAAAATTCTTTAACTTCTGTTGTTTTTATTGATTTAGGATTTGTAGATGGCTCAGTTACTTCTTCAGCCATTTCTTCAACCTCATCATCTCCACCTTCTTTATCTTCTTTAAGTTTCGCAACGGCAATTTCAAGATTTTCAATTCGCTTTTCCATTCCTGCCCAATCGCCAACATCTGCTTCTCTATCATCATCTTCAGCTAATTCTTCTTTTGGTGTTTCTTCTTCTTCCGTTTCACTTTTTAGGAGTAGAACCTCGGCCACAACGCCTTCCGTCTCAACTCTAAAGCTAACACCTGTGTCAAGTTTATACGTTCCAACGGGAAGTAGTATCGTAGTGCCATCTTCCGTTAATACTGAAATATCAACACCTGCCTCTAATTCGTCTGCGGTTGATACTATAATTGTGCCATCTTCTGTTTTAGCCTGAAAAGCTAACTTGACGTCCTCGTCTTTATTAAGACCAAGAGCTACTAATATTTGTTGTTTTAAATCCATAGTTTTTCCTTTTTTAATATAATAGAATAGTTAATTATTTATTTGATTTTCCGCTTTCTCTTATTATCTCATTAAGAGCTTCAAGTATTTCTTGGTCAGTAGGTTGTGTTTCTGCCATCTTCTGCATTTTATCAACGAAATATCCTTCGATGCTTAAACCACGAAGTTCGCCTTCCTTTATTTTTTTCCAAAGATCATCATTCTCGATTTTCATTTTCACGAACCATGTGCCGTCGGGTAAATCATAGCCGAACATTTTTGATTTGTCTTGATCTCCCTCTTTTATCCAACTCTCAACTGTTAGTACACCTGCTACTCTATCTGAATGTTCGTAAGTTGCTTTATGATGATTGTTATGTCGCAAATAAAGTTCTGCTGCTTTTCTTACGGTTTCTTTACTGAAATAAACGTAGTATTCTGAATCCGTATTTGGATCAAATCTGAATATTTGCTTATTAGGAATTAAAGCGGGGCTAACCAGCATACGTTTATCTTCGTCTACCTTTGCAAATGTTAAGTTATGTTTATCTTTCCCAAAATAAACAAAGTCCTGCTCGATTGCAGGAGCTGACACTAAACTAATTGCGTCAATCGCTAATTCTTGATTATCTTCTTCAATAATCAGTTCTACGATTCGTGTGTTATTAGATTGTTCTGAATATGCTGCATTAGCATTTTCACAATCTTCTAAGGTGTCGTATTGGCATTCTCCACGATCACCCCATTTGTACTTTCCATCGTCACATTTTTTACAAGGCATATATATATATATATTTAGTTAATTTTTATTTGATTTTTAAATTGTTGATCTTCTTCTAATTAATGCTAACTTATCTTGGCTATTAGTCATGTCGTCCGTAACCACGTAAGCTCGCATAGGGTCTGTATCACCTCCTACTCCTGGTTGGTTTAAATTAAATGAACCACTTAGGAATTCGGGTGCAGGTGCATCTGAAGTCACACCACCACCACCACCACCACCACCAGCACCAACATCTTGTGACAGAATCTGTTTTACATTAGCTAACCCTGCTGCTAATGCTACACCTGCTGCTAACGGTCCTAATACTAATCCTGCAGGACCGCCTGTTTCTAATCCATCTTTATATGCTAGTGAAGCCATTTGATAAGTTGTAATAAGAGCTTCAGCTACTTTAAATCTTTTTGCTGCTGCTGCTGCTCTCTCTCTTTTTGCTTCATACTTACGATCTATTGAAGTAGTATCTTCACCATTTTTTTCAGCTAATCTCTTTTCTTTTGCATAATTATTATCTATTACTTGAACATTGGCAGCTAAATGTGCGCCAAGTGCATTAAAAGCTTTCATATTTAATTCAGTTTGAAATGCAGCAGCTTCTGCTCGTAAATCCTTTTCATGCTGTATATCTTTTTGTACTTGGTCTGTAAACTCTTTTTGTTTAGCTAATTTTTTATCTACTACCTTATCAAAAGTTTCTACTTCCGTTCTACCTATTTTAGTTAGACTGCCCATTTTTTCATTGTCTATCTTTTTTTGTTCCTCCAAGTCAGCTAATCTTTTTGCTGTTCCTTCAGCTAATATAGCATTGATTTTATTATTAAGCTCAATTTGTTTTGTTGTACTCTCCCCTCTAATATTTGCTAAATCTATTTCAAGTTGAGCTAATATATCTAAATCTTCTTTTTGTGGGTCTAAAAGAGTGCTTTGTCTTTTTTGTTCTAATTTTACAGCTTCTTCACCATTTTTAATCCTTCTCTCTAATAAGTCATTCTCTATTTTAAAAGCATCTTGTGCTGCCTTTAATCTTACTTCTTCAGACTTTGTAACATCTTCAGCAATTAATTTTAATTCTTCAATGTCTGCTCTCCTTTGTGCTGTTTCTACATTTAAGTTTCTTTGACTATCAGTTAACTTTTGCACTTGTTTTGTTAAAACCATTGTATATAAAGTGTCGGTCTGAATTTCTTTACCTATATCCTTAAAACTTTCGCCCATATCTTTAAGTCCATCTCTTACATCTCCACTTAGTATTTTAAAAAGACCTCCACCAAACTTTGCTATTCTGTCTGTTATTACATTAATAGCAGCACCTACTCCTTTAAAAACTACTTCTAAAACTTCTGCACCTCTTTTAGTTTTAGCAAACCAAGTAGCTAATGTTCCAAAAGCAAGAACAAACAACCCAACTCCTGTGGATGCTATTCCTGTTTTAATACTTCTAAACATAAATTTTGCACCCGCTGCTGCTGATCTCCACCCTGCCTTTAAACCATTAATAGAAATACCTAATATTTGCATTTCTGCAATTACTTCTTTCCCTTCCTCATTGACTTTCTCAATCTCTTGTTTAGTCTTTCTTATTTCCTTATTCCATTCTTTTTGGTCTTTGGCTACTTTTCCTATATTGGTGTCTATCTTTGCGTTTAATTCTATTTCTGCCATATCTAAAATTCTATTGCTGTGGAAACTACTTCGTGTAAATATACACTAGCTGTCCACAAATTATTTACATTGTTTCTATCTGTTACTTCTACTGTTATTGACTTATAATCAATTCCATCGTCACCTGTTGCTGAACTATCTACCATTGTAAATGTTCCATTAACTCCAATCTTTGCTATATTTCTTGTAAAGCCTATAACAAAAGCCATATTGTAACTGTTATCTATTTGTACTGCTCCTTTAATCTCTCTGAATGAATAATTACCTGCTGTTCCTGAGGTTCCTCCAAGTTCAAATCTAGTTAAGTAAATTTCATATCCTAGAATACTATTGTTTCTTACATTAATATAACCACTACCATCACCTTGTGCAGTTAATTTAGTTGCTGTATTATCTATTGTAATTCCTGATAATTGAATTAAAGACATCTGCCTATCTGCTGTGAGTGTAGTACCTCTGTCAGTTATTCCTGGATTACCACCACCAATAGCTACTTCACCTTGTCTGCTTACATTAGCTGATCCTCCACCAACTACAGATACATTGTTGTTTTGTGATTCTAAAGTATGGCTGTTTCCAACTACAAGAGAATTACGGTTTATATTAGTAGTATTTTCTTGTCCTATTATAATACTATCTTCTGTTCTGCTTGATACTGAATTTCCTCCTCGTATAAAATTTCTACTTTTTCTATATTTAACAGGCAAGTCTACATTTACAGAATATGCTACACAAGTACCACTTGTTGAGTCATAAGTATATCCATAGGCTTCACAGATACGCTGATTAGGTGTAATATCATTATTTGTTCCATCAGTAAAAAGTACCTGACCAGAAGCACTTACACTATAAGGCTGTATTGGTTGTCCTGGTAAATTTGCCATAATTTAAGTTTTTCAAGTTAATTATCTCTGGGTGTTGGCTCAAATTCTAATGCTATAAGCTCAACAACAGATAATTCTCCTGGATTATAGTTAATATTATTTACTCGGTAATTTTTGTTTTTTATTCGTACAATATCATAGAACCGAAAGGTATTAATATCACTCGAGTTTAATTTTATTTTTACTTTCATCAGTCTGGTATTACGATTATGTAGTTGTACAAAATATTCTGCATAATATTCATTGTATAAATTCTTAGGAGTCAAATTAAAAAAACCTGTAGTCTGACATGCTCCAAAATTAACATCATAAGCAGTAACAGGTACTTGAAAATTAGAGTCTATTTCAGAACAATGATTGAATTGTAAATAAGCATCCATATCAGTTGAGGAGTCACCAAAGTTTTCAGGAATATAGTAAGTCATATTAGCTAAATCTTTTTCTCCACAGTTATATAAAATTCTAGGTACATTTGCAAAATAATCCAAATCATTACCACTCCTATCACCTCCACAAATTTGAGGTACAATAAGTTCAGGGAATCCTGGTAGATAATCTCTACAAACTGTTGATGAAAATGGTGAAGCTTCTACTTCTTCCTTGCCTTCTAAAAGTGTAACCATATTTCCATTAAGTCCTAATAGACCATCCATATTAACAGGGTGACATCCATAGAATCCTGGATATAACATATTAGCTGTTGCTTCTTTAAAAATTAAAAGATTATGATCCCCATCATCTTCTTTATATTTAAAGAGTGCTTCTCTGTTTAAATTTAAAGGATTTATAGTTACATCTGACATGTCTACTTTATCTGTCCAATCTAATATTGCAGGATTTACCACAAGAGATGTATTATCTACACCAAATACAGAATTATATGGCTCTATTAACATAGAAGTATTATCATTAGGGTCAGGTAATGTTACTAAATTAAACATCTTAATAAGTGACTCTACAAATTCCCATTGTCCTATATCTCCTCTTGTTGTTCCTAACAGGAAGGATTGACCTATAGAATTTGCTGACATGTAACCTATCAGAAGGCTGTACTGAGCATCAACATCATCTTCATTTTTTTGTTCCACAAGTGTAGCATTACCACAAATAGCTTCTGGTCTTATACTTTCCCCATTGTTTAACATCACATTTAAAACCCCAGTATAATATGTAAAACTAAATGCGCCTACACTCCCAGTTTGAAACTCATAAGTAACCCCTGTTGGATTCCCTGTTGAAGTATTATAAACCGCCCATTGGCAGCTAGCAGTTGCCCCTCCTATACCTGTACCTGTTAGTGCTATAGCAAAATCACATGTGAAATTGGTATTATCAGCAGTACAGGTAAAAGAATAAGGAACAGTACCACCTGTTGTATACGCAGAAGGTAATGGAGTAGTATTACCATCTCTTAATTGCAATGCTGTCCAACTTGTACCAATAGGAACATCAGAGATCGGCCCTCTAGCTGCCCAAGATGCTTCACTTAGAGTTGAGGGCATTTCTCCTGTTCCCCAACTAAAATCCATAAACAATTTAGTAAAAGCAGGAGTAGTAAGAAAGACTGATGTATATTCAAAACCTACTCCTTGAAATATTTTCTTTAAAATATATTCTATCTGAATCCACGGTCTAAATACCTCTCCTAAAGATAACAGTTCAGGCATACCTACATTCGCATTATTATTATTACCTGTTGCTATAACCATATCTCCTTTATAATTAACATAAGGATATTTTAATACATTAGTATGATCAGTAGGACTTGCTAAAGAGCCATCATAAGCAAAGCTGTCTGAAGTTATAGGATTAGTCAAAGGTAATCCAACACCATCATCCCAACTTTGTGTAATACTAGTTCTTTTATATTCATGTTCCAACTCGCTAAAATCTAAGTCTTTAAACTTCCTTCCTTCTAGTGCTTCTTTTAAAGTAATTGTTTGAGAAAATAAATTTACATTATAACTTATTTCTCCTTCTTGATCTTTAATTGCTATAAGTTTTAAGAATCCATCAAAAAGTATAACCCCATCTTCTTTTAATACTGCTCTTGTTTGGGCATAAGGATTAAAATCATAATTAGTTTCAATTACTTTAGTTATCTCAAATACATGGGTAAATATCTTATTATTCCTTTTAGTATTAGGTAAGTCAAAATCTTTAGAATAACTTTGCCTTTTTTCTGCTATTTTACTAAACTCATCAACACTTAATGTAAGTGGCACACTTTCTTGTTCATATAAATCACAAATAACTTGACCATCATTTATATCGTGGATTAATTGAGGTGTGGTTGCAGGATTTTCTGTAACGTGTACTGAAAATACTCGGAGGTCATCATTAGTATCATGCCAATATCCAATCATTAATTCCATTGAAGAATTATTAGCTGTAAAATATACTTTTGTTCTTGCTATAGCATCATTACCAACTGTGAAAAGCTGTCCATCTCCTATTGTATTAGTTAATGTGTTTCCTCCCATCTTAAAATAGCCATCACTTCCTGGAGTTACTATTCCATGATTAATTTCTACATAATAATCAGCTCCTGAAATAAGACCTGTAACTGTTTGCCATATTCCACATATAGAATTTCCATTAGAACTTACTCCTGAAGCTGAATATAAAGTAACAACTCCACCACTCATTGTAGGGGCTGAAACTGCATTCCAAGTACAACCTAGTGGAGGCCCACATACAGGAGAATAATATCCCTGCCAATGCATATTAGGATTAAAATTTTGTCCATAAAGAGTCACTAAATCATAATCCCATGACCATGCTTGTCCTAAACCTGTTGATTGTATTCCTGCAGATATATTGAATTGCGGATCATTTGCATATTCATTCTGTACAGGTGTGCTGCTAAACGCATAACCATCATAATCTTGTGGATATAAAACTAATTGTACACTCATTACATTGACTGTGTTCTTTGTGTTTTATTTCTTTCTACTTCTATTGTATATTGTATTAATTTATCATTGGCTTTAGTTTTTCTTGTAAAGTCAGATGTAGTTACAATAACAGGTTCTATATATTTCTTAATAATGTCTGTATAATTTCCTGCGGGATATAATTCCCATAATTCATCATATTGATATTGATTTACAATATACACTTCAGGACTATTCATTAATTCCTCCATCCATACACTTTCAAGATCATTTAAAAAATCTGTATTTAATCTTAGTCTTTCTTTTGAATTAACTTTAAAATTCTTTTTTCCTCCTCTAAATCCATTTTTTGAATATTTAGCTTTATTCCAAGTTCCTGCTAATTGAGTATATTGCGTTTTGTTTGTTGTTAATGATCTAATAGATTTTTGGTTGAATGTGTAATAATCCCATGCTCCAAATCTATTCAACCAAGTAAGTCGAACACCTTCATAACCAAAAGAACTATCACAAATAATATTAACTCTATAAACATCAGTTAGTAGATGATGATGGTTGTCTTTAGCTTGAAATGTATAATGGTCAATTCCAGAAGCTTTGGCAATATCCCATGCTCCACTCCAATTCTCTAAATTTCCTGGATATACACCAAAAAATAAGAGATGCTGACTAGCATATTCATCATACCCACTATTTGTACCTCCATTTCCTGAATTATTAGACACTACTATTGGTGAGCCTATTTGTACATCATCTGCATCATACAGAATAATATTGATATAAGATATTTCATTATCAGCTCCACTTGGTGCTGTTGTAAAACTATAATCTGAATAATGTATTCTGTTGAACATAGCCACAGTACCATAGTCAGTCATCCTTGCATATTGAACTAAAGGTGCTGAAGATAAAAACCTAGAAGTTGCAGTATGTTGAATATAACTGAATGCAGTTGTTGTTCCTGTACCTACTTCATATAAGTTTAATCCTGCCAACCTATTAGGAAAGGTAGAAGTTAATATATCTTCATTTTTTGTATATCCATTAAACACATAATATTCATCCCCATAAGTAATATCATCATCTGTAACAACATAATTACCCACCAGATATTCTATTTTAAAATTGACTTGAAAATATACTGTACTATTCATGTTTAAAGCATACTTGTCAATTATATGTACAGGGAATTGTTTATCTTCACTAAATGCAACTTCTTTGTATTCTGATGTATGAGCAGGATCAGGTACTGTAAATTCACTACCTTGATGATCTGGACTTACATAACTTTCTATTATAGCACTAATATCAAATATCCCAACACCTGCATTATTTGGAGTTGTTTTTAGAGTTGCCACTCTACTTGAAGGTAAAACTAAAATTGCATTTTCACGAGACACATATACTTCTGCAATAAACTTCACTCTTGTTTCAGTTGTTACAATAGCATTTTCTGAAACTGTGAAGATAATATCCTGTGCCGCAGGTAAAGTTTTATACTGTGGTGTTTGTTCTATTATTATGTTTGCTGCCATTATTCTGTGGTTGATTGATTATTTACTGTATCTATTATGTCTTTTGCTACATTTTTTAGTAAGTCTTTTCCAAATCTTTTTAATCCAAGTTCTAAAGGTCTTTGAAAAAAGCTAATTCCTTTTATACCATCTCTTTTTATTTTTCTAGCTATTAAAAAAGCAAAGGATTTATTTGTAATAAATTGTCCACCTCTATTTCCTGCACCTTTCCAATTTTTATCTACTCTACCTTTTAATCTTCTTGCACTAATCCACTTCTCTATTATTCCAGATGGTGGTTGTTTTGTGGTATATTTATAAGGACTTGAAATTACTTTACCTTTATAATCTTTATAAGATCGTCTTTTTTTATTTCCTGATACTCCTTTATCTACAAATTTACCATAACTTAACATATAAATTTTTAAAGAGAATCCATCTTTTTCTTCATCTACTTTAAATTTAATAGAATTATATAAATCCCTATTAACATTCTTTTTACCTTTAGTAAGATTAGTTCTTGTTTGTTTGACTAAATACTTACCAAAACTCTCTAAATACCTTTCTATGTTTTTAGTTTGCATTATTCTGATACAGCTACAAATATTTCTACTCTTGGATCAAAACTTGCTCCTACAGGTTGTACTTCAATAGCTGTAAGATTTTCTAATGTACCAAAGCTAGGGTCTGTGTCTGCTTCTGCTAACATTACTGTTTCTGCTTGACATAAGATATGAGAATTCCCAGGAGTTAGTAATACTTGATAATTAGTTGCCGTACCTACTATTCCTACTTCTATCCAACCTGCTGTGTCGAGATTTGTGATTCGGATATACTTTGCTCTATCTACATCTATAGCTACTGCTGAACTATAAGGCTGTGTACCAAAGGTTGCTATGGTTGTTACATTTCCATTAATACAGGTTACGATTCTTTCAAATACATCTGATATTCCTGTTGTTGTTACTGTGTTTGTTGTTCCTCTCGTCGCTCCGTTTAAAGAAACGCTTTCAGAGAGTGTGGTCGTTAAATTTGCCATTGTTTATATTTTATATGTTATTTTTGGTGGTATTAATTGTATTGTTAGTTTTCCTATTTTTATTTTAAACATTATGTTGTCATTGGAATATCACAAGATTGGAAATCATTATCTACTACTATTCCTATTTGAAACACCCATCCCGTTACATCCTGGTCAAATCTTTCTGTGAACGGTTCTAATGTGTAATCTCCTTCTGTAAAATAAATCCCTGCATTTATATCATCATCATCTTCAGATTGCCACTTACTATTTCTAAATATTGAAATAAGATCAACGCATATTTGCAGTACATCACTATACACTTGTTGTTCATTTTCTAATCCTGGATCAACTAAGTCCATTACGAATAATTGAAAATTATAAGTAAGTCCTACTCTGCCTGTTGTTACATTAACAGGATTGATATGGAACAAAGGATATTTAGTATTCTTTTCGAGATCAATGCGAAAAATATCTCCAACAGTAGTAGTGCTTATTTGATAATGTGAATCTCCTATACTTTTCAATTTATCGATTAAGTTGCTATATGTCTTATTAGGTATTGCCATTTCTTTTTACGCTTTTACTTTCACTTAAATCTGTTTCATAACTTAACCATGTTAAGCACTCTAACAAATTCAATTTTATTATTGTTTCTAATTTTGATATATCTTGGTTACATAAACGATACATCACTCCAAACCATCCCCATCGGTCTGAGTGATCTTCCCTTCCAAATTCTTGCTCGTTTCCTGCATCTGTTCCATTAAAGATGATGGCAAAGTCCTCGAGAACACTATGCTGGCGAAAATCCAAAAAAAAACCAACGCACTTTCTACATTCTCTGCTTTCATCTTTTTAAACTTCTCTGCTCTAATATCTATGTTACTATCATAAGCTTCAATTATATAAGCATCGCCTTCTTTTTCAACTATCGGTCTGTAAAGAACACTCATAATTTCTGGCAAGTTTTCTTGAACCCCATTTTTTATAAACGTTTCAATATCAGCATATTCTCCAAGCGTTATATCTGAAAGCTGCGGATGGAATCCATATTCCTTACCATCAACTTCTATTATTTGTTTTAAAGAACTATCTTTTTCATCTTGCAACTCTGTAACTCTATTAAGGATTGCAGCAACATCTGATAATGCTAATTGCTTAATTAAAGTGTTAGGAATATTTGAAAATTCTGCTATAATTCCTTCCGCTTCTTCACTCTTACTTAATCCTTCTAACTCTGCTAATTTAACCCACTTCTCTAACGTTACTTCTTCCCAACTACTTATTACTTTGTACTTCTGTGTCTTTCCTTCTTTCTCGATGTTGACCTTCATATATATATATAGAAAAAGTTAATATTTAGTTTAAAATTTGTATGTTTGCTGTGTTTTAGTTTGTTTCATATACTTGTGGGGATTGCGGCTTAGGCCGCTTTTCCTTTTTAATACACAAAATACTTCCCAAAATTACTATCTACTTCATAATACATACGCATAGCTAAAGCATCTGCATAGTCAGGTGATCTACCTATCATAGCCTTTACAGTATCTTTAGGAATTATTTGTAGCTTATTATCTTTATCAGCATCTTTCATTCTAACTTGCTCAAGTTCTTCAATGATATAATTCTTTACATTGATGTCTTTACAATTAATACCTATCTGTCCTTTATTAGTTAAGTCTGCTAATTTGTAAAAGCATTGAGTTTTTAAGTTTTGATAGTTTTCATTTTTTAATGGTCTTGCATTATTCACAAATCCTTGACATCTTAAATAATCCTTTACACCACCACCTACTCCATCTTCATCTACAATTATATTCCTTAATGGTACTTGATTTTCTTGTTGTAATTTCTTGATCTCCTCTACAACATCATTTACAGCCGATTTAAGGATAGTTTTGATGTATGTAAGGTGTAAGCCCACCCATAGCATTATAACTGTTCTATCGCTTCCAAATCGTGCTACATCACAAGTTATATACTTACTACCTGTTGTGCCTGTGTTTTCAAATAGAGATACAATAGCATTGTAGTCAATTAGACTATCTTTACTTGCATCATATTCCCAATTACCATATAATAGTCTTTGCTTTGTTAATTCATCTAATTCAAATAACTGCTTTTCATAGTGTTTAGATATATAAGTATTGTCACCAACTAAACTTTGTATAAACTTTCTATAAGGTTTTAACTTGCCTTCTTGTGCAGGTCTATAGTATTCAGTATAAGCCCAATTCTTACTTGGATTACACGTTAATAATATCTTTGGGATTAGTCCGTTTTCATCTAACTTATATCTAATCCTTGATGCTACTATGTTTTTTGCTTTTTCTGTTATTTGATTTGCTTCATCAATAAAGGCTGCTGTAATTTCTAATGATCCTAAACTATCAAAGTTTCTATCACTTGGATATAAGAATAAATCTTTAAGTATGATTTCTGAACCATTGAAAAAGGTTATGATGTTTGTTGATCCATTAAAGTTGTAGTGCTTGTCTGCTTTCACATCCCATGCTTCACATACCTCGAAGAAAGTGTTAAGTGTAGTCTTTTTAAGAGAATCCAGTTTTGATCTCCCCATTAAGTATCTTGTCTTAGGATATTTAATACACATTAATATCAAGTAGCTTACACCTATCCATGATTTACCTCCTCCTGCTGCACCTCCGAATAATACTTCTTTAGTCTTATTATCAAATAGATACTTTAGGCATTCCTTTTGTGTCTTAGTAAATTCAGGATTAATCTCCAAGATTGATGTTTATTTTTATTGGTTCTTCTCCAGAAGTAATATCTAATCTATTAGTTTCATTCCAACCAAGTCTAGTCTTTGCTGCGTGTATTACAACTGAAGGTACTTTGTCTTTTACACATTCATAATACTTAGACTTTATAAAATCATTCTCTATATTCTGTATTTCTTTTACATTTGCAGCAAACTCCTCATCTTCTTTTAGCCACTTATAAAAGTTGGTTCTGCTTAGGTCAGTAGCTTTTAATGCAGTAGTAATTACTCCTAATGAACTCTCTAATGCTTTTAGTATTCTCTCTTTGTTGATCTGTGTTCTATTTTGTTCCATTTTTTTATATTTTGAGCGAGTAGGTGGAATTGCACCCCTTCTTTGACTTGGAATAGCCAACGCATTACTCCTTATGCTTTACTCGCAGTTTGCCTTTCTTTTAATGTTATCTTTTCACCTTTATACATTCCTGCACCTATTTTATCTATTTCGCTAAAAGGAATAATTGGTTTGGTTAAATTACTTTCCATTTTCTTATCTATAAAATATATATACTTTAACTGATAACCTTCATACGCTTTCCAATTTCTAAACTCACTACTCATTTTTAAATGGTATGCCTGTATAACGTGCATTGGTTTTTTAGTTTCAGGATTTATTCTTAAAGCAGTATTCTTTGCAATACCTACTAACTTAAACCCACTAGCTCTATATATTGTTCCATCTCCACATTGTGTTCCATCTGCAAAGCTAATTATCCATTTTATTTGAGGTGCGTTTTTCTTTATTAATTTCACAGCAATACTTATACATCTACTTTCACTATATTTAGGTAAAAAATCATTAAAAGCCATTCTATTTAATTCTATAAACTCATTCCACCCTGTTCCATC